GCCAATGTCCGACCCCCAACTGTACATTTGACCAGTAATTTTATGAAACCCGCCAAAGGCACCAAGAAAAAGGCGAGCGCCCCCAAAGCGCCGAAAACCACCCTCAACGTCAACGTCGAATACCTCGAGCAGATCGCCGACGAGTCGATAGCCACCATCATGGCTCTCCGCGCCCTCGTCCGCCAGCTCGCCATCGAACTTGAGGAGGCCCGCAAATGAAGTTCAAAAACGGCCTCGTCACCGAGGTGGAGCGCGGCGTGCCCGGACTGCCGCAGATCAACCACATGCTCATGCAGAAGGCGTGCGACAGATTCCTTGCCAAGCGCGGACTGTACAACCCCGGGTTCCGCCGCTCGGAATGGCTCTTCGGCCGCATGGCCATTGGACAACAACGGAGGGCCGCAGCGTGAGCAGCATGATGTGTCCCGACCTAGTTGTCGGAGAAGTCGGCTTTGGCCCCGCTTTCGGCGCCTACAACGAACTCGCTCTTGAGGCGCAGGTTCGCGAGCTGATCAAGCGCAACAACCGGCTAAAGCGCGCCCTGATGCGCTGCGCCGCGCTGTCCGAAGATGTCGCCAACGAGAAACACGAAGCCCTGCTCATGGCAGACCAGCCGCTATGAGCGCCGGCAAGGGTGACAGCCCACGGCCGGTCAATGGCGACCGCTACCGGCGCAACTACGAGGACATCTTCTCGCCGCCCTACCCTGCGTGGATCTGCCGCCCGTGCGGTGAGGCTTACGGCCGCGGCATGCCAGCCGACCACATCTCCACATGGCACCAAGGCGTCTGCGGAATTTGCGACCAAGAGACCTCGGTGACCGAACCGCGGGACTACAAGCACCTAAAAAAATGGCCCATCCTCCCAAAAAACCCTTGATTCCAATGCCAACATACGCCAACATTTGCCTACAGATCACGCCACGACAGAAAGCCGCACCACGTCATGGCCACTGAACACCAACCACCGCCACCACCCGAACACCACATCACACCATGGCTCGAAGAAACATTTCGCCTCGTAGACGCAGCCTGCGACCGCTGGGAGCGCCGTCGCGCGCGTCTCGCCCGGAGGAAAGCGGAAAATGAACGCGCTGCTGCTCACTTACCTGTTCGTCATTCTGGCAACAATCATTGTCATAGTGATCATCGAAAACACTGACGACGGAGGCGCCGCCTAATATGATCACACCACACGACGCAAAGACCGAAGCCTACGTCCTCGGCGCGCTGATGAACCACGGCGACCTCCTCGCCGAACTTCCCGAGCTGACCGACGAATACTTTTTCCGCCCCGACCACAAGACCGTCTTCAGCGCGATCAGCGAGATTGTCGTCGATGGCGGCACACCGGATCTCATCCAGGTCACCCGCCTACTGGAAGCGCGCAAGGAACTCGTCAAAGTCGGCGGTCCCGGCGCCGTCACCGAGATGATCGGCGCCGCGCTCACCCGCAACATCGACTACCAGCTTGGCATCCTGCGCGACTACGCGGCCCGCCGGAAGATTATCACCGCCGCCGACCGGATGAAAGCCGCCGCCATGGACACCACCCAAGATGCCGACGAAGCGCTCGCCACCGCCGGCACTGCGGTTCTCGACATCGACCTCGCCGGCAAGTCCGACACCATCCAGCCCGCCAGCGCGATGATGCACGGCGCCCTCGCCGAGTTGCACCGCAGCGTGGCCGAGCGCGGCAAGCCCCGTGGCATCGTCACCGGCTACAAGACCTTCGACCTCTGGACCGGCGGACTGCGCGAAGGTCAGTTCGTTTTGGTCGCCGCTCGTCCTGCCATGGGTAAGAGCGCCTTGCTCGTCAACATCGCTGACCGACTTGTTGCCCGCGGCATTCCGGTGCTGCTGTTCTCCCTTGAAATGCTGAAGCTGGAGCTGATCCAGCGCATCATTTGCGCGCGGGCATCCTTCGACAGCACCCGCCTCAAACTCGGCGACATTGAGCACGACGAGATGCGCCGCCTTGAGCATGAGCACATGCGTCTCGCCGGCCAGCCGCTCTTCATCGATGACCAGGGCGGTCTTTCCATCATGGATGTCCGCGCGCGTGCGCGCCGCGCCGTCAAAAAGCACGGCGTGAAAGTCGTCCTCGTTGACTACCTGCAGCTTCTCTCCGCGAAGAACGCGCAGTCACGCGAGAATGAGGTCGGCTTCGTCTCCCGCGGCCTCAAGAGCATGGCTATGGAGCTGAAGGTTCCGGTGCTTGCCGCCGCCCAGTTGAACCGAAAGGCCGAAGAGCGCGGCGACAACCGCCCCAAGATGGCCGATCTCCGCGACTCTGGCCAGATCGAGGCGGACGCCGACATCGTCACGCTGCTCTACCGCAAGAGCTACTACGAAACGGAAAGCAACCCGCAGGACAGCCACGAAGCCGAGTGGACCGTAGCCAAGCACCGCGCCGGCCGCACCGGAGTCATCCCGCTTATGTGGCATCCGCCGTATACCCGATTCGACACCGTCAGCGACCGATTCACAGACGAGCCGGACGTGCCGTGGGGACAGGAAAAGGCCGGCGACCTATTCCCCGTCTCGCCGAAACTCATGGAGGCCATCAATGAATAGCCGTGCAAAAGGCGCCCGCGGAGAGCGCATGTGGCGCGACGAGCTGCGCGAAGCCTTCGGCGACTCCGGTATCCGCCGCGGCCAGCAGTTCAGCGGCCTTGGCGACTCGCCCGATGTTGTCTGCCCGTGCCTCCCCGACTTCCACTTTGAGGTGAAGTTCTGCCAGGTCGTGAAAATCCGCGAATGGATGGCCCAAGCCATCCGCGACGCCAAGGCCAAGCTCTTCCCGGTCGTTGCCCACAAGCGCAACGGCGAGGAGTGGTTTATCACGCTGCGCGCGCAGGATTTCCTCACCATCCTTCGCCGCTCCGATTTTTTAGTAGTAACACAAAAACCCAAATAACCACATGAAAATAAAGCAACCGAAATACAAGACCGTCACGCTCGCTACTCCGTTTGGCAAAGCTGGATGGGTCTACGTCAACGCTCCCAAGATGTTTGAGGGCGACAAGAGGGCGGCGTATCGCGCCGAGCTGTACGTCACCAACAACGACGCCGAAGGTGTCATCGCGGCAATCGAAAAATCGTACGCATCCGAATACAAGGCATGGTGCGAGGAGGTCGGCAAGAAAGCGCAGAAGGCCGCCTTCCCGTGGCTCGAGAACGACGGCGTCACCAAGTTCAACTTCAAGGTCGCCGACGCTTGGCCAGATGGCACCAGTCGCCAGCCCGAGCTGACGGACATGGACAAAAAGCCGATCACCGCCAACATCGGAAAAGACAGCATCATCCGCATCATGTTCCGCCCGCATTACTACAATGCGTCGGCTGGCTTCGGCGTTCAGCTTCAGCCGATCAAGGTGCAAGTCAAAGACCTCGTCACATTTGGCGGCGGATCTTCCGCAGACATCGACTTTGAAGATGTCTCCGATTCCGAAACGCTGAAAACCGGAACCGACAACAAAGAAGTCACTTGGTAACCCTCATGCCAGCCAAAAACACCACAGTCAAAAGGGGGGCGGCAAAACGCCGCTCCCCTTCGGCCAAGGCCGCCAAGCCCGCCGAGCCGGATCGCTTCACCGAGGACGGACGCAAAATCGTCCGCCTTGAGAAAACCCGCGCCCACCAAAAGTATCCGCTGAAAGACGGCACCGACGTTCCCGGCGCCTCAACCATCGCCAAGATCGGCGAGGACAGCAGCGGCCTCATTCATTGGGCATGGAAGCTCGGCATGGACGGTCAGGATTACCGCAAGGTGCGCGACAAGGCCGCCGACATCGGCACCGTGGCGCATTTTATGATCGAGTGCTTCCTGCACAACCACGAACCCGACCTCTCAGAGTTCTCCCCGGCAGACGTTGAGAAGGCCACCATCGCCTACAACAACTTCCGCCGCTGGTGGGACAGCGAGGGCTTCACCGTCATTGAGCCAGAAGTTCAGCTCGTCTCCGAAGAGTTCCTCTTCGGCGGCACTATCGACGCCCCCGCGCGCGACCGCGACGGCAAGATTGTCTTGTTGGATTGGAAGACCAGCAAAGCCATCGTCCCAGCGCACAAGATCCAGTTGGCCGGCTACGAGCAACTCTGGAACGAGAACCGCCCGGACATGAAAGTCCAACGCCGCGGCATCGTCCGCATCGGCAAAGAGTCACCGGATGACTTTGAGGTGTCCTGGATCTTCTCCGCGGAGCCGCTGTGGGAAAACTTCAAGGCTCGCCTCGCGCTCCACTACGCGAACCTGCGCCTCAAAAAAGCCGCCTAAATGAAACGCACCCGCCGGTTCGTCGTCCGAGAGCAGACCTTTGGTCTGGTCGTGGAGTTCTATTGCGGAACCCCGCAATTATCGGCGATCCGGCGGTGTGCGAACATCCTCCAGCTCGACCCCAAAGACCCCGACAACCAGCCCGACGACTCAGACGCCGCCTGGGCGATGTGCTTGGGCAGCCAAGCGGTCGTTTGGATCGAAGACGCCGCGGACACCGGCTCGCTCGTCCATGAGTTGTATCACGTTGTGCAGGATTTTCTAAAGCACATCACCAGCAGCGACGAGGAGACCGGCGCTTACTTGATCCAATACCTTTTCCGAGAAGCCATCAAAAAGAACAAGCCATGAAAAAAACCGCAGGACTGTACGCAAACATTCACGCTAAAAAAGCCCGCATCGCCGCCGGAAGCGGTGAACGCATGCGCAAGCCCGGTTCCGCCGGCGCGCCCACCGCCAAAGCCTTCCGCGCCTCAGCGAAGACCGCCAAAGCCCGCCGATGACCTCCGGCGCCCTCATCGCCTTGGTCGGCTTCATCTACTTCGCCGTTGCCATCGACCTCGGCCTCATCCAGCACCGCTACTGGCACGGCTTGATCTGGCTCGGCTACAGCATCGCGCAAATCGGCCTCTGGCGCGTCACGATTTATGAGTAAATACGATATTATGACACCGGAAATTGCCGAGATCGACAAGACCATCACGCTGCTAAAAACGCAGCGCAGCAAACTTGTCGCCGCCGCGGCAAAGAAGAAGGCAGACGCTTTGTGCGCCGAGATGCGCAAGCGCAAGCAAGCAAAATGACTTTATCTGACGGCTCAAGCGGGTTCTCGTCGCGGTTCATGTGGTGTGGCCGCGCGGACATTCCGGGGATGCCCAGCCTCACCGCGCGAGACGAGTGGGGCGCCGTCACTATTTTCCAATGATCTCTTGGCCACCCCAAAACTTCCGCGTCGAGGTAGACGGCATCGGCACCTGCCGCGTCCTCTACGTTGTCGCGCAGGGCGGCCTTGAAAACGACTACGTCACTGTGTGCCGCGAAGACAGCGGCCGGTGGCTGACCGCGCGCATCGACCAGCTCGCTGCCGCGGAGAATCCGACTTTGGACATTTTGGGCGCCGCGCCGGTTTAACCAACGGCTTGGGGAAGCTGGCGCTGCGCAAACGCACCGGCCGGCGCCCGATCTACTTCGTGAACGAGCACCAGACACGCTTCAAGCCCACGCCGCACCCGGTCATGCAGCTAGATTACGATCTGCTGGACAAGCTGGGAGCTGAAAACGGCTGGCTATATCTCAAAACGCGCGAAGAGATGATCGCCCGCGAGGCATCAGACCCGTTTCGCTATGGCTACATCCCGCCGGTCTGGAAGCGCGCGTCCGAATTGCTGGAAAAACACCGCGAAATCCTCGTCATGGGCGGAAACCGCAGCGGAAAGACCGAGTGGGCGGCCAAGGAGGTCATCAAGACCATGTATTCCAAGCCCGGAGCGGTCGTCTGGTGCTTTCAAACTACGGCGCCGAACTCCATCGAGCTGCAACAGCCCCGCATTTGGAAATATATGCCTCCCGAGTGGAGGAATGCGCGCAAGGGTCAGGTCACCAACATCACCTACAGCGTCAAAGGCGGCTTCACCGAGGGAAAATTTGTCGCGCCGAACCAAAGCATCTGCGTGTTTCGTAATTACGCGCAAGATCCGAGCACAATTGAAGGTGGAGAGGTCGATTTCTGCCACGCAGACGAATTGGTGCCTCTTGATGTTTTAGAGACGTTGCGATTTCGCCTCGTAGACAGAAACGGCAAGTTGGCCGTCACCTTCACCCCAGTGCAAGGCTGGTCGCCGACCGTTGCCGACTACTTGAGCGGTGCCAAGACCGTCACCGATACGGACGCCGAGCTGCTGCCGTTCAAGAACGACCGCGGCGAAGTCGCCGGCTACGAGAAGGTGCCCATTGAGCAGATCAATCCCAAGGGCCGCCCGATCCTTTACTTCCACACGCAGTCAAATCCCTGGGCAGGCTGGACGCGCATGCGGCAGGAGCTAAAGAACGAGACTAAGGAAAAGATTTTGTGCCGCGCCTACGGCGTCCCAACCAAAGCCATCAGCGGCCGGTTCCCGCTGTTCAATCCAAAGGTCCACGTCATCCGCCACAGCGATGTCCCGCAGGGCACGCGGTATCACTGGGTCGATCCGGCGTCCGGCAAGAACTGGGCGATGATCTGGACCGTTCACGACACCGCTGGCCGCATCATCGTCTACCGCGAATGGCCCGACCAAACGTCATACATCGAAGGCGTGGGCTACGCTGGCGAATGGGCACTGCCCGATGGCAAAAAGCTCGACGGCAAGCCCGGACCCGCGCAGCAGGACTTCGGCTTCGGCCTTGAGCGCTACCGCGACGAAATCCTGCGCGTCGAAGGCGGCGAGGAAATCTTTGAAAGGTGGATGGACAGCCGCTACGGCCACGCGCGCACGCTCGGCAAGGAGTCGCCGACCACCTTGATCGACGAGATGGCCGACTTGGACATGAACTTCACGGCAACCCCGGGCGACAGCATCGATGAGGGTGTGTCGATGATCAACGATGCCCTGTCATACAACCCCGAGAAGCCGGTGGACGCGCGCAACCAGCCGAAGCTCTACATCTCGGAGAACTGCAAAAACGTCATCTATGCGCTGCAGACTTACACTGCGGCGGACGGCAAAAAAGGCGCGACCAAGGACTTCATCGACCTCCTGAGATACGTTTGCCTTTCGGACGCCATCAATGTCGAGGGCGACATCCTGCGCTGCACCGAGGGAGGAAGCTACTGATGGCTCCATCCGGCATTGTCCCGCCGCCTCCGCGCGTTCGCCCTTGGCGTGGCCGCAGCAAAGAGCCGCCGCGCTGTGGCGTCTGTGCCAAGCAGCTTGGTATTGAGGACATCCATGGCGTGGACGAGATGCTCGGGCCGGTCTGCCATGAGTGCGGCCCGCACGTCATTTCCGCCAACAAAGTCATGTATCCGTTCTGGGTCTAATCTTATGTTCACAAAAACCAAAGCCATCCCGGCCGATCTCTACCGGCCCAACGACAACTACGAACCCAAGGGTGCCCTCGCCTTCAGCCGCGAGCAGGCGCCGCCGGCCTTCATCGCCGTGATGACCGAAATCCAAGACCGCATCGCCGACACCTCCCTACTCGTCTCAACAATGGCGACCGCCAAAGAACCCGGTTGGCTCGCCCACGCCAGCGGACAACTCAACGCCCTCCTCGAGCTGTGGGACGCATTGGAGCAACGCCGCGTAGAGTCATCGAAGCTGGAATAAAATAGTGCTGGACTTTTGTACAGCAGCCGCTATACTTATTAGTATCAAAGTGGAGTCGTGCCCTCATGGCACATCGGTTTGATCGGACTGAGCGCCGCCCGCTCTGGCACTACTTGGAGGTTTGATCCATGGACGAAGGGAAAGCAGCTCCGGCTGCAGGTAAGGACGATATACTCTCGCTGGCTCTTGAAGAGCTGACCGGGCAACCGGCGAAAAGCGAGGAAGCGAAACTGGATGATGAATCCGGTGATCTTTCACAAGACGAGACGAACGAGGAATCCGCGGAGCAATCCGAGGAGACCTCCGAAGATAACGAGGAAGCGACGAGCGAAAGCTCCGAGGACGAAGACGAGGCCGGCGAAGAGGACGAAAAGCCAATCAGCCAAGACAAGATCCAAAAAAGGATTGATAAACTGACCGCGCAAAAGCGCGCAGCCGCTGAAGAAGCCGCCGCCGTTAAGTCACAATACGAAGAGGCGCAGAAACGCCTGCAAGAGCTGGAAGCCCAGGTCAACGAAGCTGCGCGCCCCGTGCTGCAACCGACCGCGGAGAACCCGCTGGCCGATGTAGACACCTCCGAAGCGCTGGACGCCAAAATCAAGTCCGCGCAGGAAGTCCGCCGCTGGGCCTTAAAAAACAGCGACGGCGCCACGGTCAAACGACCGGACGGCAGCGAGGTCTACGTTGATAGCGACCAAGTCAAAGACTACCTCCTCAAAGCCGACGATGTTCTAACCATCCACGCCCCGGCACGCCAGCAATGGCTCGCCCAGCGTCAACCGGCCGTCGAGGCAGCGAAGAACCTCTTCCCCGATATCTTCAAAAAAGGCACGCCGATGCACACGGCGTTCCAAGCCACAGTCAAGCAGGCGCCGGAGCTTCTGAAGCTCCCGCAAGCCGAATACTGGGTCGGTCTGGCCCTCTACGGAGAGCAGACCCTCATGGCCAAACAAGCCGCCGACCAAGCCAAGAGCAAGGCCGCCGGCAAAGTCTCGTCCGCGAAAGCAACAAGTAAAACGCCCACACCTGTAAAGCCGATCAGCGCGCCGAAAACTTCGACCAAAGGCGCGTCCAAAGTGACGCGCGACAGAATGCTCGCCTCGGGTCGTCTTGATGACGTTGCCGATTTTATGAGCGAAGCGCTGTTCGGATAAACCCAACAAAACTTAGAAAACTCTAAATATCATGTCAGCTCCCGCAGGAACTCTCTTCCCAGCAGTTGGCAACCGCGAGGATCTCCTCGACGTGTTGACCGTTGTTGATGCGAAGAACACCCCCATCTCCAGCTCGGTCGCCAAAACTGGCGCCGACATCACCAATCCCTCCGTCTACTCCTACCTCGCCGATTCCTACAACTCGCCCTCCACGGACGGCGTTGTCGATTCCGCCGACGTGTCCGAGTTCTCGGATGCCACCGCCAACCGTGTCCTCCTGAGCGCCCGCGCCCAGAAGA